GAGAGTGATGCTGACGCAATAGATTTAACTATATCATATTTAGAAATAACAACAAGTGAAGGATAATAAATGAAGGCTCTAGTAATTTCAGGTGGTGGTAGTAAAGGTGCATTCGGTGGGGGTGTTGCACAATATCTTATTGAGGAACAAGGTTGTGATTACGACTTACTAATTGGAACTTCAACGGGTAGTTTACTTGTACCATTTTTGGCTGTTAAAAAACTAGAGACACTAAAAAAAGCTTACACCACAGTTACACAAGACGATATATTTTTGGTAAACCCATTTAAAATTAAAAAAGATGCTATGGGTTCTACTAAAATAGGTGTAAATTATTTAAATGTTTTATATAACGTATTGATTAGACGTAAGAATGCTTTTGGTGATGCATCTAAACTAAGACGTTTGATTGATAATTTTATGACAGAACGTGATTACAATATAATTAGAGATTCTGGAAAAGAAGTTATTGTTTGTACAACAAATCTAACATTAGCTCAAGCTGAGTTTAAATCAACAAACGAGTATGGTTGGAAAGATTACGGGGATTGGATGTTGGCTTCATCAACAGTACCCCCTTTTATGGAATACGTCACTAAAGGTGGTTATGATTATGCGGACGGTGGTATTTTAGAACATGCACCAATACAGGAAGCTATTAACAGAGGAGCGACTGAAGTTGATGTTATTATATTAAGAAAAGAGGTGGATGAGTTAGCTCCTGAAAGAGTTAGAAATTCGTTCCATTATATATTAAGGTCTATCGATATTATGATGACTGAGATTGGTAGAGACGATATTCGTTTAGCTAATTTAAAAGCAAAACAAGAGGATGTTAAGTTAAATTTTTATTATACACCAAGAAAGTTAACGAATAATAGTTTAATATTTAATAAAGAATCTATGACTGAGTGGTGGTCTGAAGGATTTGAATCGGCTCATAAACAATACCTTAAAAGTTATGAGTTGGTTAAGAGAAGAAAACCTAAATTAGTGTTTGATGGTATGACTAAAGTTTAGTCTTCACCATATATATCTTTTGGGTCAACACACTTATCACGTATAAGTTTCTCTACAAACGCAAACATTTTCAAACCATTCTTCTCACAATATTTTTTTAATATATCATGGGTTTTTGGTGTAATCTTTAAGTTTTTAGTTCTTTTCATGGGTGTTTTCTTTATAAGTATGATAAAAGGTAGAAATTTGTCATACTAATTATGGTCTTGTAAAGACCATAAAAAGTTTTTTGGTTTTACTAAACATATTTATTAGTAAATAACTAATTAAAAAAAGAAAAATTAAATGGCAAGTAAAACATTCGTATCACCAGGTGTATTCACGTCGGAAGTAGACTTAACGTTTGTAGCACAACAAGTTGGTGTTACCACATTAGGTTTAGTTGGTGAAACACTGAAGGGTCCCGCTTTTGAACCAATCTTCATTACAGGTTATGAAGAATTTAAACAAATATTCGGAGGACTAGACCCAAAGAAAGATTCAGACAATATACCTATGTATGAGTTACCTTATATTTCAAAATGGTATTTAACAGAATCAAATCAATTATTCGTAACTAGGATTTTAGGTCTTACAGGTTATGACGCTGGTTACTCTTGGTTGATAACAGCAAAGGCTAACTACGACCCAAGTACAATAGTGTCAGCTTCAACATCAACATTTACAGCTTCGTTCACAGGAACGACTTATGCTAACATTAGTGACTATAACGCTGAATATTTGTATAACTTAGGTTTATTCCCTAGTGGACCTAATTCGACTGGTCTTTCAGTACCCAATGACACTGACACTTATCCTGATGGAATTGTATTTGATAGAACAACGGGTTCTAACTTTACAGGTACTTCAGTTACTATTGATACGGTTAATGTGACAGGTTCAACTGATGGGGTTTTAACTGGTACAGTAAAAACATATACAGCTACAGCTTATACAGATTACGATGATATCACTTTAGCACACCTAAGGTCAAGAGCTGATTATGTTTCTGATGTACTAACATTCAAAACATTACAAGCATCTAATGGTGTTATCATGACAAGTAACTCAGCTGGCACAGACCCATTAGGTGAGTTCACATTATCAGCATCAACACCTTCAGGTACAGGTGGTAAATCATATGTCGCATCACTTGATAGTACAAACCAAAATTATATAACAGGTGTACTTGGTACTGAGTGTAAAGATAAAGAATCTATGATTTGGGTTGAGGAGATTTACCCAGAGATGTTAGAAGATATGATATCTAATAATTATATATTAGGTGTTAACACTACTTTAGTATCTACAGATACATTTGAAAACTATAAACAACAATGGCAAACACCAGAAACTCCTTGGGTTGTTTCTGAATTACGTGGTAACGAAGTTCAAAAATTATTTAAATTGATTTCAATTTCTGACGGTTCAGCAGCAAACAAAGAAATTAAGATTTCAATCCAAAATATTAAACCTGGAGATAAAACTTTTGATATCGTTGTTAGGGATTATAACGACACTGACGCAAGACCTAAATTTTTAGAGAGATTTGCTAAGTGTGACATGGACCCAACATCTAACAATTACGTAGCTAGAAGAATCGGTACAGCGGACGGAGAATATGTGTTAAGAAGTAAATACATCATGGCTGTTGTAAATGAAAACGCATCAATCGATACTTTCCCAGCTGGTTTTGAAGGTTATATAGTTAGAGATTATCCAGCGACAGCTAAAGCTCCTTATATTCACTATAAGAAAGACTATAACCCAACAACTGAAAGAATTAAGAAAGTGTACTTAGGTATTTCAGATACAACAGGTATTGACCAAAACATGTTTAACTGGAAAGGTTATACAAACGACGCTACACCTACAGTTTGGTCAGCGACCACTAAAGGTTTCCACATGGATAGTGGAGCTACAGTAGCTGGTGACTTTGAGGTTGGGGCTTACGAATTTAGAAGTGATGCTGGAATTGAGGGAACTGATTACGAATCTATTTTCGCTAGAAAATTCACTTTCACACCTTATTTAGGTTGGGACGGATGGGATTGTTATAGAACATCTAGAACAAATAGAGATAGATATAAAGTAGGTAAAGCTGGTTATACAGCGGGTATATCTGACGGACAGTTCACCAATACAACTAATCCAGATTTAGGTGATTCTGATTACTACGCTTACTTACAAGGTTTAGATACGTTCAGAAACCCTGAGTCTGTAAACATTAACGTGTTCGCTACACCAGGTATTGATTACTTAAACCACTTAGACTTAGTAAATGAGGCTATTGATTTAGTTGAAGAAGATAGAGCTGATTCATTATACATTACATCATCACCTGAAGGTGTGACTTATAATAATGTAACTCAATTATCTTCATTAGGTTATTCAACATCAGATGTTTTAACAGCTGATGATATTGTTGATTACCTTGACTTAGCTGATATTGACTCTAACTATACATGTACTTATTGGCCATGGATTCAACAAAGAGATTCTGAAAACTCTGTAAACGTTTGGTTACCACCAACGTTAGAAGTTGTAAGAAACATCGCTCTTACTGACAATGTATCTTTCCCTTGGTTCGCAGTTGCTGGTTATACTAGAGGTTTAACTAAAGCTATTCAACCAAGAGTTAAGTTGACTGAGACTGATAGAGATACACTTTACGAAGGACGTATCAACCCAATGGCTTACTTCGCTGATGAAGGTACTGTAATTTGGGGTAACAAAAACTTACAAGTTAAAGATTCAGCTTTAGATAGAATCAACATTAGAAGATTGTTATTACAAGCTCGTAAGTTGATTTCAGCTGTTTCGGTAAGATTGTTATTCGAACAAAACGACCAAGTGGTAAGAAGTCAATTCTTAAACTTAGTAAACCCAATTTTGGATAACATTAGAAAAGAAAGAGGTCTTGTTGACTTTAGAGTGGTTCTTTCTGATGACCCTGAAGAAATCGATAGAAATGAGATGAGAGGTAAAATCTTCCTTAAACCTATCCCAACTTTAGAGTTTATTGAGATAGAATTCAACGTAACTCCGACAGGGGCTTCATTCGATAATCTATAATAAATTTAATTAAAAAACCCGAAGTCTAAGGGCTTCGGGTTTTTTCTATTTAACAACATATTTATATATAAAAACAATTATTATGAAAGTAGTGAAAAAACAAGATATCACAACTCTTATTGAATCAACTATGAAACAAGCTGGTTTACTTAAAGAAGGTGAGAACATGTCTTACATGGCATACATGGATGAAGAAGAAATGTGTGAAGGTGCGGGATGTGCTGATTATATGGAAGAAGAAGAACATATGGATGAGGCTGATGCTAAACCAGATTTCCTAGATTTAGATAAAGATGGGGATAAAGAAGAATCTATGAA